GATTGCAGCAGACGGATCATCAGATTCATCAGCAGCAACAGCATACGGCGCAATTGCAAAGTCAATTGCTGATTCATACGGCGTAATGCGTCAAACACCTAACAACCTTTTGGTTGCTCCATCAGGCGGAAATGACAACATTGACTATGCAGGTCTTCTTGGCGCAGTCGATGGTTCAAACCGTCCACTATATGCAGCAGCAGCATCACAGAACGCTGCTGGTCTGATTACACAGGGATCAACAAACGGAACAGTAGCAGGACTCAACCTAGTCGTTGATCCTAACTACACAGGTGGAACATCAAACATCAAAGTTGGTCTTGTTTACCCAACAATGGCAATGCGATTCCACGAAAGCGGAACGCTCCAAATCCGCACAAACATCGTAGCCAATGGTCAGCTTGAGATTGGCATCTACGGATATGTTGCAGTAGTTAATCGCTACCCAGCAGCTTTCCGTGCTGTACAAGTTGCTTAATTAGCAACAATTTAAGTCGCTGGTGGGGGTTGCGGAGCCCTTCAACCCTCACCAGTCTTTAGGAAGGGAAACAAATGGCACTTACAACAGTTGCAGAGCTTCGCAGCGCGCTTGGCGTTGGTACGCTCTATTCTGATGCAACTTTGCAAGAAGTCTGCGATGCAGCAGACAATGTGTTGTTGCCTTTCCTATGGAAAAATCAGCAGTATATTATTGCTCATGGAAACGAAAAGACAGTTGGAACTCTTTATTTTAGTAACCCTATTCTCGATTATTTTTATGTGGGACAGTCTGTCGTAATCTCTGGAGCTGGCACAAAATACAACGGCACTAAGACAATCACGGCTGTAAGCGAATATTCATTCAGCGTAACAACAACTCACACAGCAGACAATCCTTACCATTCAGTTGAGCCTTACGGCATTGCAGCAGCAGAGACTTATACAGATTACACAACAATCCCAGCAGTTCAGACTGCGGCTCTCATGATCTCAATTGACATCTGGCAATCACGCCAAGCACCTTCATCAGGCGGCGTAACTATTGACGGCTTTGCTCCATCGCCTTATCGCATGGGGAACACACTTTTGGCAAGAATTAGAGCTTTAATAGCACCTTACCTAGACCCTCGCTCAATGGTGGGGTAAATGCCAGTTGCTATTACTACCCTTCGGACTACAATTGCAACCGCGCTTGTAGATGACACAAAGTATTCAACCTTTGCTTTTCCACCTGCCACACCTATAGCAAACTCTGTAATCGTCAGTCCTGCTGATCCTTACATTGAGCCTAACAATAATTCTTATTCTACAATAAGCCCGATGGCTAACTTTCGCATCGTTATGCTTGTGCCTTTACTAGACAATGAAGGCAACCTAAATGGAATTGAGGACATGGCATGTGCAGTTTTTAACAAGCTCGCTGCCTCGACCTTAAAGTTCAATATCACGGCTGTGAGCGCGCCTAGCGTTCTCAGCGCGGTATCGGGCGACCTGCTTACAGCAGATATGCAAATATCAATCCTTACGAGTTGGAGTTAATTTATGTCCGATTATGAAAAAGAGTTGGAAGCGTTCCTCATCAAAGTCGGACAAATCCAACCATCAGCAACAAAGCCAGCAACTACAAAGAAAGATGAGGAATAACCTAAATGGCAGTATTTTTAAATAACAAGGTTGGTCTGAAGTTAAACAGCGTTGATCTCAGCGACCATGTAACAGCAGTAACACTCAACCGCAACTTCGATGAGCTTGAAGTAACAGCGATGGGCGACACAGGGCACAAGTTTGTAAAAGGCTTGGAAGCTTCATCAGTCACTATCTCATTCTTGAACGATACAGCTACATCAAACGTTCTACAGTCACTACAGGCTGCATGGGGCACAAATGTAACCCTCGTTCTATTACAGGAAAAAGGAACTGCTGTTTCAGCAACAAATCCTTTGTACACAATGACAGTCCTTGTTAATGGAACTACAGACATCAATGGTTCTGTAGCGGACATTGCTACACAAGACTTGACATTCAATGTCTCAGGCGCAACAGTAGTTGCAACAACAGGTACATTCTAATAAATAACTAAGGGGCTAAAAATGGCAAAGCTAAAGGTAACAAGGGCAGATGGTCAGGTAACTGATTATGAGATTACTCCGGTAATTGAATACGCCTTCGAGCAAGCTAAGAACAAAGGCTTTCACAAAGCATTGATAGAAGATCAGAAGCAATCTGATGTCTATTGGCTCTGTTGGGAAGCAATCCGTCGGTCGGGTGAAACGGTTAAGCCTTTTGGTGAGGACTTCATCTCTACACTTAAAAGTGTTGAGGTTCTTGAGTCCGACCCTTTGGCGTAACGCGGGAGTCCATCACCTATCTTGTGGCTCGCTTGAGCCTTGAGACTGGACTCTCGCCTCAAACTTTGATTGACCTAGACAGCAGAATGTTTAGGACTCTTATACAGGCGATGAAAGACAGAGCAAAGGAGCAAGCAGATGCCAACAAAGCTAACAGGCGCAAGTGAACTCCGATTGGCTTTGACTAAGTATCCTCGCAAGCTTGACAAGGAAACTCAAAAGAATCTGCGCAGAGTTCTGAGTCGAGTTATCACTAATGCTAAAGGCTATCTGCCATCCGATCAGCAAATGCTTTCAGGCTGGACTGGAGACGTATCTTCGGCAGATACAATCAACTATCGAGCCTTTCCAAAATATGACCAAAGCAAAGCGGTCAGAGGCATCAGAGCTTCGACTACACCATCAAAGCCTAATCGCAATGGCTGGAGTTCTTTGGTCAGTATTGAAAATGCTTCTGCTGGCGGCGCAATCTATGAGACAGCAGGTCGCAAGAACCCAAACGGTGCGCCTCATCAGGAAACAACACGCGGCACATTTAGCTCATACATTGACACGTCCAACAAGGTTTCCAAGTCTCTTAACAAAAATGCTGGCAAGCAGTTTATTGACCGAATGAATCAGTTAGGTAAACTCGTTAGCGCAAGAGAAGAAGGCAAGGTTGGCAGAGCCACACGCAAGCTCACAGGTCGCGTTATCTTCCGCGCTTGGGCTGAAGATCAGGGAAAGGCCAATGCTGCTGTTATCAAGGCTGTAGAAGCCGCCAATAGAACTATAGACAAGGTTGGCTAAATGGCTAATGTAAAAATTTCCATTCTCACCGAGTTCCTCGGCAAGGGAATGAAGGATGCCAACAAAAGCGTAAAAGGCTTAGAGAGTTCTGTTAAAAATCTCGGCTATCTTTTTGGTGGCGGGTATCTAGGAGCAAAGGTTCTTGGCTTTTCCAAGATGGCAGTTAAGGCTTTTATAGCCGATGACAAAGCAGCTCAAACACTAAGTCGTACACTTAACAATTTAGGACTTGCTTTTGAAGATGTGCGAGTTTCAAGTTTTGTTGATGAAATGCAGAGAACTTTTGGTGTCTTAGATGATCAGCTTCGCCCAGCCTTACAACAATTGCTTACTACTACTGGCTCAGTTACAGAATCACAGAAATTACTCAAGGCTTCTCTCAACCTAAGCGCAGCAGGTTATGGCGATGTTGTTTCAGTTTCAGCAGATTTATCAAAGGCTTATGTAGGACAGACTCGCGCTCTTACAAAGTATGGTTTAGGATTGTCTCAAGCTCAACTGAAGCAAATGAAGTTTGAGGATGTTCTTGCTCGAATCAATAAACTTTTTGGCGGTCAGGCAGCTCTTGTTGCAGATAGTTATTCAGGAAAAATTGACAAGCTTAGCGCAGCCGCAGCCGATGCGACTGAAATAATTGGAGAAGGATTAGTTGATGCGCTAGGCAAGGCTTTTGGGTCTGGAACTGGCGATCGCATTGATAATACAGCAAATAAAATTCGCCTTTTGGGTAAAGTTGGAAATGGTGTTATCAACACTCTCGCTGATGTATTTCAAGCAACTTTTGACCCTCAAGCATATTTGAAACAATCTACGGCTGGCACACCAGCTTTTAAAGGCGCAATTCCTTCAATTACTGCGGAGCTTTCAACAAAGGTCTATGAAGACCGTATGAAGGCTTTAAGAAAAGAAATGGCTTTACAAAAGCAACTAGCAGCCGCTGAAAAAGCAAAGGCAAAAGCTCTTAAAGACTCTGCAAGTCTCAAAAAAACATCAGCAGTTTTTGATTTAGATCAGATTCAAATTACAGCAGCTCTTAAAGGTCGTATTACAGAAGAGGAACGCACACGCCTTTTGTTGCAATCTGCTCTTCTCATGGGTAATGCAGAAGAAGCTCGTCGCCTTACTATTGAACTTTCTAAAACTATAGGCATGAGCCAAGAACTTTCAAACTTTCTTCGCAATCTTCCAGATGCCAAAAACCCTTTTGAGCTATGGAATTCTTATCTTGATGCAATTATTGGAAAAGTTAGAACAATCTCAATTCCTGCAGCAATGACCAATCTTGGCCAAACAGGAATGGCCGACTTTGGCGGTGCAGCCTTTGAAAAGCCTACAAATCCTTTTGGCACAGGTTCTTACTATGGCGCAACAGGGCGCGACATGCCAAGCAATCTAAACATTGTGGTTACAGGTGGCGATGCAATTACTCAACAACTACGCTTTGACCTTATTGGAAGTTCTGCATCAGGTTCAGCAAGTTCACTTAACAGAACGACTTCTAGCTTCTAGTGGCACTTCCAGCAACAATCTCAGTAACCCTTGACTTTAACTCTGGGGCTACTTTCGGCTTGCTTTTTACAATTGGTGATCCTGTTGCTGGCATCATTGGGGTGGGAACTTTTGCAGGTTCAGAGACTCCAGAGCTTGTGGTGGACTTATCTTCAACAACAAGACAAATAACAATTACTCGTGGGCGCAATATCCAGCGCGATACTTACGAGGCTGGCACAGCCATTGTGCGAGTCTTAGACCCTGACTCATACTTCAACCCTCAAAACACCTTATCGCCTTACTATCCTAATGTTGTGCCATTGCGCAAGCTTCGCATCTCTGCAACAAAGAACGGCGTTACTAACTGGCTGTTCTCAGGCTACACAACTGAGTATCGCTACACATACGACCAATCAGAGCAAATGGGCTATGTAGATATTTACTGCACAGATGCTTTTCGTTTGTTTAACCTTGCACAGCTTTCAACAATTACGGATGCAACAGCAGGGCAGACAACCGGAACACGCATTGGCAAAATTCTTGACCAAATGAGCTTCCCTCTTAACTTGCGTCAAATCTCTACAGGATCAACAACTTGCCAAGCAGACCCTGGCACTACTCGTAACGGCCTAGACACACTTAAAAACGCAGAATTTACCGAGCAGGGCGCATTGTATGTTGATTCAGAAGGTGCGCTTGTTTTCAAAGATAGAAGCGAAGTTGTCAGCTCCCTCAATGAGACTGCAATTGAATTTAATCAAACTACAGGTATCCCTTACAAAAACCTTGCGTTTGCCTTTGACGACAAGCTGATTATCAATAACGCATCTTTCACTCGCGTAGGCGGCACAACACAAACTGTGTCAAATGCTGCCTCTGTTGCTAAATACTTTCCTCATGGCAATATTGAAAGCAATCTTGTAGCACAAACGGATAGCCAAGTTCTAGACATAGCCTCAATCTATGTGGCAACTAGAGCTGAGACTTCAATCCGTATTGATGCCATGACTGTTGATCTGATGGATTCAGATGTGCCAACCTTAACAATGCTTGGGCTGGACTATTTTGCAAACTTAAGAATTACAAATGTTCAGCCAGATGGCAGCACCATTGTTAAGACCCTGCAATGTCAGGGTTTGAACTGGTTTATTACACCAAATTCAATGCAAGTTACCGTAACGACTCTTGAGCCTATAGTTGAAGGTTTCATCATAGGAAGTGCGCTTTACGGTATAATCGGACAATCTATAATGAGTTACTAGGAGCAATACATGGCAACAGGCTTTCCAGCAGCGACGGGCGATATTTTCACAGCAGCCGATTACAACGGTTTGGTGACCTTCGATGTCGAGTCAGATAAGACTGACGATTACACAGTCGTTCTAGCAGACTCTTATCAAAATCTTATTCCTATGAACAAGGCAACAGCAGTAGCCTTAAAGATACCTACAAACGCCTCAGCGGCAATCCCTGTTGGAACTGTAATCAGCGTTCTAAACAAAGGTGCTGGAACAGTTACAATCAGCGCGGTAACCTCTGGCACTACAACAATTCTTTCAGCAGGATCAGTAGCGGCTTCTCCAACTCTTGGACAATACAAGACAGCAGCTTGCATAAAGACTGCAGCAGATGTTTGGTATGTAGTCGGAGCAATTGGATAATGATTGGCGCACAAACAGTAGGTATTTTTAGCGCAGCACCCATTCAGCCAGTTAATTGTGAGTACCTTGTCATTGCCGGTGGCGGTGGCGGTGGAACTCGCTGGGGCGGTGGCGGTGGTGCAGGTGGCTACTTAACTTCTACTTTAGTTCTTTCAAAGGGCACAAGCTATACAGTTGAAATTGGCGCAGGTGGTGCTAAAGGTTCTGGCTCCACAGGTATTCCAGGCTCTGATGGTGGCAATTCTATTTTTACTTCTGTTACCGGAACTGGTGGTGGAGGCGGTGCTGGTGAAGCAGTAAGCAGCAACGGTCGCAACGGTGGTTCTGGTGGTGGTGG